TACTGGTACTTTATAACCAATGTAGTTTACTACTGTTCCTGTAAAATTACCGTGTGGTGCTACTTGATATACTGGTTTTACAATATGATTTTGATTGGTTGGAGCCAATGACTGTAATTTTCCAGCAGTTAAATCGCTAAGGAAGTAAATATCATGACCACCTTCACCACCATCATCAATATTAATATATCCAGTTAAACCGATTGATCCATACAATACAACATTCGCATTTCCAGAAATATCAACACTTTCTACTATTCCGAAAACTTCAGCAGTATTTGGTGAATCTGCTTTTGATCTCTGATACTTTGATGATGATATACTATAAAATATTGCATCACCAGCAGATAAGCCTGGAGGTGCAATTTGTGCAGATCCTATCTGTACCATCAATCTATTACCACCCTCAGATGATAATTTAACTACAGTATTTGATGCTCGTATATTAGAACTCGTTGAGGAGGCCATGTGTTATTCCTTAAATTGGATAGTCTGCATCTGCAATAAAGTGGTAATAAACTTGATCATATGGAACATATCCATTTAATAAATTTATTTTTATATTATTTATTCTTGGTGTTGCTGATATTGGCATAGATCCATCTGCACTTCTTATAGCACTATTATATCCAACAGTTCCATTTGTATATCTAAGTTCTCTCTGAGCAGATTGATTATAACCTTCATTTGAAGAACCACTATATGGTGAATAAATTGATATTGTTGGGGTTATACGCATATGAATTGGTAATTCATGTACAATAGACGCATAATTTGGGATAGTCACAAGATATGGAGTTGTCTCAGATGATATAAATGTTGATGATAAAGTAGGAGTACCAATTCTTTCATCTCTTGCATATGTTGAATAATAATATTGTTGACAATATTGTAATTGTTGACCATATGGTTGGAATGAATGATGTTTGATGGATGAAATTCCAGATGCAGCATTGAAAGAAGCTAATGAAACATGAACATCAGTTGATAAAGATACTGATGCTTCATTTGCTTGTGTTATGAGCGGAATAAGATCAATACCAACTTCACAATAATCATTATTTAAAGCTGCTCCAACTGAAACTGTATTAATAAATGTAGTGAAATCATATCTACTCCAATTGGTAGTAAGAGTAGCTGTTCCAATCACCTTATAGTCTAATAGCGTTGTTCCGTTATAACGAGCAAGATATACTGCGACATCACTATAATTTGAGTGTGATGTTTTGGCATAAAAACTAATAGAAATATTTTTATCATCAAAGAATTTCGCATCAGGAACAACATGACCGACCATTAAGTGATCATAGAATGTATATCCTGGATAACTAGCTTGAGTAATACCTGGATATGATGCAGCAGATGATCCAAGTGCTTTGATATCAATATAAAAATTAGGACTACCTTCTATATCAGTTTGATAATCAGAGAATGATTGTCTTGTAATATAATAATTTTTAAATGAGTTTCCACCAGTGATTCCATCATGTCTTCTCCACATATCAGCAAAAGCAAGACTTCCTGTACTAGTATATGAAGTATCTCTACCTGTGTTGGATCTTTGCCATACTTCAAAATTTCCATTTATTAAATAATTTTGACTTCCAGCACTAGAAGAAGATCTTGGAACAAAATTACTTGATGCTGATATATTTTTCTGAATATCAATAACAGAATAACCAGAAACTAAGTCATAATTTATCGCAATTAGAGGTAAATCTGCTACAACACCACCTGTACTTATCAATTGAGGATTATTTGATCTATCGTCAAGATCAAATACATCTGAAAGATAAATTAAACCTTTACCATTTAAAACTTCAGTATATCCTGATAATTGTAAAGTAACATACAGATATCCACCATTAGATATTTTTTCTATGACAACACCAACGATATAAACATCTTCTCCACCACCACCTCTAGAATGGAACCAACCATTATAATTGGTTCTATTTCCTGACTGAGCACCTAACTCTTCTACTTCTTCACCATATGTCGTGCTGTAAGAAAGTACATCACCTAATAATATTTCAGTATTCGCTGTTGGATAAGATGCCTCATTTACAGAAAATACTATTTGATTTGATCCAGAGGATCCATAACTTGTTAAATCATAATTTAAGTAATTACCACGATATGTTAAAACAATACCTTCTGTAAGAGTCAATCCAAGCAATAATGGTTTTGAAACTGTACCAGTAGTCTGTGGTTCATCATCATCTATTTTTCCAGAAGTATTACTGTCAAGAAAATATATACATCCAGCACTTAAACCTTTAGTATAAATTCCAGTAAAATCACCTGTTATTTTTCCAGATATAACTACGTTAGAATACGAAGCACCTCTGGATGAAATTAACCCTAAAACCTCAGCATTTTCTGGAGTATTTGCTCTAGATGCGGTGTATCCTATAGCTTGTGTTGTTGGATCCAAGTAAATTCTTACTGGAGTACCAAAAGTATACCCAGTAGTACCAGATGTGATACCAGATACTTGAATATTAATATTTGGTACATTTACTGTTCCACTAAATGTTACTGTATTATTGAATGTAAGTGGGGATTGTATAATCCCAGATGTACCACCAATAGAAAGCGTTAATTGACCACTAGTATCGGTTGATGCTAAGATGCCATCACCACTTGTGGCTCCATATACCTTAAGTAAGTTTAATTTAGCAATAATATCATTATTTTCTTTATTAAACCAATCATAAAAAGTAGCCGTAGCTCCTAATGTAGAAATAGTATATGTGTTATTTGTAACTGGCATCTTTAACCTTTATTAAATTGGCATTCCATTAAAATAAGTATAAACATTATTTGTTTTTCTTATTATTACTTTTGTATTATTGGCATTAGTATTAAAATTAGCACCTGTTATATTATGATTTACTCTATATGCACCAGGACTATTAGTGTTAACACTTCCAGAAGAATTATCATATAAACGATCATCTGAAGAGGAAAATACATCTAATGTTGATATACTGAAACCTATAAAACCACTTGCTGCATCTGAAGATGAATCATAGATAATATCTTCTGTAAGATATACCCAATGATTCAGACCACTTGAATGATTATAATAATACCATCCAGATGAAAATGTTATAAAATTACCAGATACTGTGATCATATCTGGTGATAATGGAATTGTTCCATCCCATATTATTCCAGTAAAATCTGATATATCTGCAATATTTTGTAATGCATATAATGTCCAATTAGACATCATAGTATTACTTAATTTATCTATTTTGTGATAAATATCTTGAATTTCATTTAATTCAGCTGCTTGTAATGCTAACCCAGGTGTGAATCCGATCAATATATAATTATCTTCTGTGTTTTCAAAAGAAGTAAATCTTGAGTAGAATGGTTTTCTACTCAAGGATGATGGATTTGTAATATCTCCAAATATTTCGTTAGCCATTATAATCCCTTAATCATATTTATTCTTATTATTCTGGATAATGTACCAGATGTTGTTGTTAACTTTAGATCTCTCGAAGTTCTTTTTGTTTGTAATACTTTACCAGAATATTGTTTGAATGATGGTGATGAAATCACGGTACTTACAATGAATTCATTGTCACTTGAATCTGTAATTTCAGATAAAGAAGACAAGTTAGAATAATCTATTCCACTAACAGTGACTATAGACTCGTAAGGTAACTGTGGATAATCAAAAACATAAAGTGGATCATTTGATACATTCTGTAAAATTCTGGCTGTATTTGTATTTTTATTTACACCAGATATAATAGAATTTGCAGACCCTTTACCTTTACTTGGAATAGTTGTGGGATTTCCAAGTGTTTCGTCACCAGGATAATAAACAGAAACCACAGAACCACCTGATTTTACTTTACTGTTATATGGAGATAATTCAGCTCCAGCAATAACAAGATCACCATTTGGTAATTCTTCTAAAGGATTAGATACTAAACCAAATAAATTTATAGTTTCTGGCAATGCTACAGCACTCGAATATAATTCATTTGTATCTATTCTTGTATCTACCATAACATTATTACAATTCAATACATCATATGGATCTATGTTTAATCCATCAATATTATCAAAATTAACATTAATTGATGATAATAAAATATCAACAATGTTAGTATTTGTAAATATTGAATTAGATATACTCAAACTAATATCTCTGTAATTGGTTCCACCTGATTGAACTTCTATACCTTCTACAATATATTTTCCATCAATATTTGTGTAGGTCAGGAATCTCATTGATGCTCCTGATCCAGTTGCTGATGTAATAGTAATTTGAGGATTTTGTATACTAACAACTAAATCATCACCAGTTATTCCTGATAAATCTAACTGTGCAGAAATAAGAGAACCATCATCTGGCCCATTGTTTGCTATTTCATATAATGCATAATATGGAGATGAAGCTGGTAGTTTATTTTCTGAAATCAATCTTCCAATTAAATCAAACTTATCTTCAATTGTATAAGTTGAATTTACACTAGTACCAGTTGGATAGAATTTATTGTAAAACTTAGGATTATCTGTAAAAAGTGTATAACACTCAGAACAATCACTAATAAAGGAGGTATATAAATCTCCTTTAGAATAATTTTCAAAACTTATACCAGATATTGGTAATTGATTATTATCTTTAAAATATAAAGCACATGATCCAGTTGCTGTTATATTGTTTGAACAAAATTCAGTCTGTGCAGTATATTCTGTAGAAAATGTTTGTTCTTCAAAAGTTTCAAATGATATAACAGGAATCCATTCAGTCTTAACAAATCTTAGCAAATCACCTGTTATTCTGTAAATCGGTAGCCAGGAATAACCATCTGGATATGATTGTATTCCATAACTGTGATTTGGAATATATGTTGAAGCATTTTGTCCTTCACGATCTATTCTATTATATGCATTATTTTGAATACAAAGATAAACATTTCCATTTTCTTTATTCCATGCATAATATGAATTTGTATTTTGTTTGTTTGATTTCCAAGGATAGTAAATATTTCCAGATGACCAGGGATTGTTATTAATAACACCTATAACGTCAGCCTTACTAACTTTCTTACTAAATGCCATATCTCTCCACAAATCTATAGAAGATATTGTAGAAGTATCATCAGCAACACTATCTGATTGACCGACAAAAACATGTAAATGTTCGGTTTTTCCTATAGATGAAATATATGACTGAATATCTTTAGATTTTTTTAACATTAGTTGCAACCAGTACAGGATAGATTTTCGTTTGGGCTAGTAAGACCGTCAGAATAACATAAAATAATAAAATCTTGTATATTTATATTACCAAAGGTATCTTCAGTGATTAGCTGATTCCAATTTGGGAATCGATGTGTAGGACCAGTAAATCCAGAGTAACTAGCCCCACAACAACCTATACATGAAGTTATTCCATAGAAAGTATATCCATTTATGGTTCCCAAAGAACCGTATGTTATGTTAAGACGATATGGGGCATAATTTGAAAGCATCGGATATTCACAAATAGTTCCAACCTCATCGTCAGGTTCTGCTGGCTGGAAATCTGATAATTGTTTACCAAATATTAAATGTGTTCCAGCTGGATGGTTTGAAGCTCTATAAACTTGTTCCAGGTCATCATTATCATTATAATATGATCCAACAAATACAAGATATGAGTAATCATGAAACCATGTTGTGTCATGAAGTTTTGAAAAATTCAAATAACTTCCAGATAGATCACCTTTTTCAAGATAACCACCAGTGTCACCTGTTCCAGTTCTAAAAGTGAAATTTGAGTCAGCAAATTTACCACCATTTAGTCTTAATATAAATTGTTTCGGTATTTCAATTTCAATATCAGCTTCATCAATTACGAATAATGTAGTTAATAGCTTTCTAATACCATCTTCTGTTCCTTTTCGATGGTAAAAGTTTTTTCTTATTCCTATAAAGAATTTTTCTAATTCCGATCTTCCAACTGTTAATGAACTAGAATCAAATATTCCAGTAAATGATTCTGCGTATACGGCATACAAATTTTGTATTAGATTTTCTTTTGTTTTTCTTATATCAATGAGATCTAAAATATTATTTGAAAGACCATATTGACCACCAGTAGAATTATCACAGTATAGCCAATCATAATATTTTTGTAAAAAATCATAGATTGTTAAAACAGTTTCTCCATTACCTTCACGTTCTGTTTTTTCTTTGATTACCCACAATGGAATAAATTTTGTAATATCAAATAAAGTACCACAAGTTTCTGTATTATTTGTATTAAATCTAGGATCATTCTCAACAAGACTAGTTGCAGATGATGATTTATTTTGAGTTGATTCAATTTCTTGAATAACCAAATCAATCAATGCATTTACAGCATGATTATTATTTAATACTGCGTCTTGTATAAGATATGGTATCATGTACCAGCCTCTATTACCTTATTAGATAAAATTGTAAATTTAGTATTCTGAGAAGTTATAAATTTATCATTTATAAAATTTAAATCAACTTGAATGTTTCCAGATGCTATATTGTATATTTCCAAAATACCCTTTTTAACATTAATTCTTCCATAATTTAATGATGAATTATAATTATATGAACCTGAAGAAGTTCTTACAAATGTTTTAAGTGGTACAAATGTATCTAATTCAGTAGTATTTGTAATTGTTGCTCTTAATTGTACGGTTCTACCATTCTTATCTAAGAAAGATTCTGTTACTGATTTAGTTGAGCCGACTAAAATATTAAATTCATTTTCTAAATTTATAGTTACACCATTTGTTGGTGCATCTGTAAATATCTTATTATAGTTCATGATAATATCAACAGATCGAACATCTGAAAAATTATTTAAAATATTTGTTTTTATTTGGGCTATATCAAAAGTAATATTATATTTACTTATAATAGAATAATTTGAAATTAAATAATTTTTGATATTTGAAATTATTCTTTGTTTTGTAGATGATGATGTAATCTCTGGATTGAATTTCAATTGCACATCATAAGTAAGATTGTCCGATATGGATTGAACATATTCAGGAAGAATAGTCACAGCACATTTTGTCTTAAGATATGATATAAGATCTAATACATCTGATGTCGGAATAGAATCAGTTGCAATAAAAACTCTTCCATATTTTGGTGGAAATAATTCATCGCCACCAAAAATTGAGAAGTTATCTTTAGTTACATCAAAACCTTTATTTCTTAAATATACAGTAGATATTGCTAAAAAGTCATTTTTTGTAATTGCTCTATTTTGTGCAGCAAAAAACTTAGGACCAATAAATTTTAAATAATCTATATCTGGACCATTCAATCCACCAGATGATGTTTGTATAAGTTCAATATTATTGCTTGTTTCTTCAACATATTCAAAGTTAACTATATTATTTGCAGCAGTTCCATTAGATGTCAAATAACTAATTCTTGTATTATATGAATCTAAAACTTCATTTCCAAGTGAATTTTCTTTACCAAACTGTATCTCAAATCCTGTCTCAAATCTTTCAACAAAATAACTAGTTTGACTTAAATTTTCGGTTGAATCTCCGATATTGTCTAATAAAGTCCACTGTCTCCAAACACCATCTCCTTCATCTATTTCAACAATTAATGTTGAAATATCAACGGTGTTATCTGCAATAAAATATGTTTGATTTGTATAATCTATTAGATTCGTTATAATTTTATGTTTTACAAGTTGACGGCCTTCGACAATTAATATATTATCGATGAAATCGTCAGCATTTACATCTGCCGCATAGTCTTGTAGAGTATAAAAATTGTATATTATTCCAGAATCATTTTTTCCTGAAAATTGAGCAAATTGAGGAATATTTGGTGATCCACCCATTTTTACTTTTGCTCTAGCAGATGTTCTAGTTGGAACTGTTACTCCTAATGGCTTTAAAAGAGAAATGATCGATTCTTCTCTTTGAGCTGAATCCAGAAACATTTCATTTGCCAACATATTGGAATAAAATGCGTAATACATTGTATTGTAACTAAGAAGACTTACAATAGATTGTAAAACAGATCCTTCAAAATTATAATCTTTAAGGGTGTCTTGGGTTTTTAAAAATTCAGTAAGACTATTTTTTATTTGTTCATAGCTTATAGAACCCAAATTAATATTATTTGACATTATCTTGTTCTCGCTATTTCTATTTTAAATGTATCTATTGTATTTAATGATGTTATTGAATAAGATATCTCTACATCTACATTTTGATCAGAGGTTGTATATACAATATCAATCAATTTTATTCTAGGTTCATATTTATTAATTGCTATGCGCAAATTTTGATCAACATAAAATTCTACTAGCTCTGGATGTTCAAAAATAGAATTGTAGATATCAGTGCCAAAATTTCTTAAAAATGGTCTTTCTCCAAAATTTGTTAAAACAATATTTTTTATTGATTGTTTAATAGCATTATTATCTTTTCGTATGGCAAAATCACTAGTAAATGGATTTTTACTAATGAAAAAATTTAAATCGGAATATAGATTTTTTTGTAATACCATATATTTTATTTATTATTGAATTACGATTGGTTCAGACCCTTCATTTGGATTTAAGAAAGAACTATCTCTATTTAATGTCAATTCATAATAATCTACAGCATTTCCATTAAAGATGTAGTTTATAGAAGTAACCAGATATTTTCCAGTGAATCTCTTATATGGATTTTCTCCATTTGGAACAGTATTTGGCTGTAAGATATAGATTATATCACCAATCTTAAGTGATGGATTTGCCTGTACTTTTATAGAAAGTTTGGTACTAAATAATAAATTGATTTGAGCATTTCTAAGCAATGGAGTTTTAGCTGGTGTATTCCAGAATGTAGCATATGTGCGATTATATTCTAGATAATCCATAAATTTATCACCAATTTCTGGACAGTTACAGCTAAACGTACTGTCTGGATTTGACCAAACACAACCTAACCAATCCTTGCCAAGATGTTCTGAAATTAAAGAACATTCTTTTATTTCTTGTTCTAATTTATAGATTTCAAGATAGGATGGCTCTGCTTCGGTTGGTTTTCTATTTTGTGCTGGACAATTGCAATACGGATTACCAGCCGTACAGCCACTCGTAGTAACAAAGCCATTAGGATTAATACATTTTAAATTAGATTTTGTACATATATCTGTTGTTTTAGCGAAAACAACAAATTGAGCAGCAAAATTATTGTCAAAAACATCAGAATGATTTTGTTTTACTGGGGGAAATACCATACCATATTCTGTATAACCAGATAAATCATATTTCCAGATATCTTCTATAATTAATCCTGGTCTATAAATGATATGATCACCACTTAACCACCAATTTGTTATTTCTTTAAAGTATGCTTTTATTTCTGGATGTATTTCTTTAAATATATCATTATTTTTAAAGACGGATACATTTTCATATTGATTATCTTGCTCATAATAAAAATTAATTTCATTGGTATCGAGAACATTTAAAATTTCAGAAAATTCATAATTTCTATCTATATTTAAATTTTTCAAAAAAATATTTTCATAATTATTTACAAATCTATAGTTATTAGCGTTTTTAAATAAAACATCAAAAAATGGCACAATAAAAATATTTGATGGAATATGAAATGACCACCAGTTTCTATTGGCTTTTAATACTTTATGACTTCTTAATAAAAAATTACTAGCATTATTTGTATTTGATAAATCACTATTATACTTTGTATTTTCGCTTAAATCTTTTCTATTATATTTTTCTTTATCATAACTTAATGATGCATTTCCATAATTTGAATCAAAATAAGATTCAAATACATTCTCTTGATTTGTAAAAAATAAACCATCAAATACTGTATTGCTTTTACCATTGTCACTATTTTTATCAGAGTAATTATAATCAGTATAATATGGATATCTTGTTTCAAATGCTATTTCTGGCCATAAATCCATCTGAGGAGAATCTAACCCAGACCACCACCAATAATATTCACCATCTTGTTTCTGGTTAGATATTCTTTTCATAGCCACATCAAAACCATAAGGATCCATTCCAATTACTGAAATATTTTGATTTATTGTCTGTCTTCCGTTTGGGCCTGATGTTAAGGATACGATATATGGTAGGAAATATTCATAACCAGCATTTCTAACAAATCCTTCTGGAAAATCACTTAAACTCTCTATTCCGATTGGTTGTTTAAATTCAATACGTACATACGAAGAAATCTCTTCTCTCTTCAAAACTGGTGGTTTTCTATTTTGAATATCAGTTTTAAATAAATTATATCTATCTCCATAATTACTATAATCCGCAGCAAACGAATTTACTTGAGCATCAATATCTCTATTAGAAAATCCATAATCAGATATACCAACATTGTTTATGTTATTATTATTATTATGTAATTCAATATATCCTTTGGCTTTTGGTATAGAATTAGGGCTAAATTGACCAAGAGGTGGGTCATTCGATTTAAATGCATCAGATATAGATTTTAATCTTGCTGGTTCTGAAGAACTTATAAATGATGAATTTCCTAAATTTGTTTTATATCTTTGATCATAATATGGATGATTATTTTCTTGATTAATATCAACCTGTTCATCATCAAAATATATTTTATACAAATATTCACCAATATTATTTCCACTAATACCTTTACTTCTTGCTAAAATCTCATATCTAGAGCCTCTAATTGGTTTTCTTTGTATAGATTTTATATTAAATAATGATAAATTTGTTGAAAGTATTTCCTCATCAACATTTATCATCTTTTTCTCAGACTTAGATATAAAAAATGCTTTTCTATTTAAATATTCTATTTTACTTTGTACCCATTTTTCATAGAAATTATTTTGAATTGTAGTTTTTAGATTATTTAATAATATAATATTTTGTTCTAATACTACTTTTTCTTTTTGTAATAATCTTTTCTTTATTTCTAATTCTAATGGATTCAAACATGTTAAACAAAAAGCTTTATTATTTTCTATTAAATTTATAATATCATTATATGCTTGTGTATGATTATTATCAAAACTATTAAAATTTAAATCAGTATAATTTAAAAAATATTCATAAAAATTAAAATAAGTTGAAGATCGTTTATAAGAAATATTTTCTTCACCAGTTTCAGGATCTGTATAAGAAATATATTCATCAACCTTGTATAAATCACCATAATTTATTTTTTGTTTTGAACAATTTAATATTATATTTGATAATTCAAAATATCCTGACTCAGTAATTGTAGGAAAATAATCATTAAAAAATGATGATTTTCCCTCTGGAGTAGTTAAATCGATATCAGCATATGACAAAGGACCATAGGTTGGTTTATATTTATTATATACATTATCTCCTAATTTTTCATTTCTATATTGATTTGAAGCTGCAATATACGAATCTACTTCATTTAAAAATTCACTTATCATTGTGATTTTTTTATTAAATGATGCAATTATTGTGTCATATTGTTTAAATCCATTTGTAAAAATATGCTTTTCATAATTTGAAAAATCAGAATTTAAATGATAAAAATCAGCAATTGTTTCATTAAATGGTGCAGAATTCAAATCATAAGATAATGTTAAACCTTTATTATTAGTTGTATCAGAATCATAGTTATAAACATCACTAAATGATCCAGCTGCTGCAACTTTATAATTTACACCAAGATCACCAAATATACCAGTTGGACCAAATAGTAATTTAAATTCTGTATTTTCTTGAGGATTTGTAACACCACGTATTCTTGCAATATCTAATTCATCCTGTATCCCACCAAGACGATCTGATAAACAGCATATAGAGCATCTATATACTTCCCATTTCCTTTTTAAATTTTTGAGATATGAATACTTAGCTCTTTTTGCTTTTAATGGTTCACGTATTTTCTTGTGAATTGTATAAAATGTTTGTATATCCAATTCAGTCATATCATACTGAGGAATAAAAACAATATCATTCCATCTTGAATCACCTGTTTTACCTATATGATCCCATTTTTGTGGAAATGGTGTATTTAATTTTGAATCACTATAATAGCCATAAACAGTATCATCTGTTCTTAGGCTTTGGAGTATATTCTTTCCATTCGAAGAATAAACTGAAGTGGTTGTAGAATCTGGTAAAATCTTATTGGTTTCTATAGGTGTCCATGTCTCAAAGTCTCTATGATAATTAAAATCTATTGTTTCTCTTTTAAATGATAAATTATTATCAACAAAATCAAGATAATATTCATCATAATTAGGAGTAATTTTTTCGTAAAAACTTTGAAAGACATTATTATCTGAAAGCTGTAATATATTTGCCTCAGACATTTCATATACAGCTTTTATAGCAAACGGATATGTTGTTTCATTTGTGAAAACATAAAAATTTTTAATTTCAGCAGAATCCGCTATCATTTTTTCAACTGATTTAAAATGATAACCATCTATATCTCTCCATAAGAAATAATTTATTGCATTTTTATTATCTTTGGATACAGTATATGAAGTAACATATTTTAATAATTGCTCTAAACTAGATTGACCTTTACTTTTTGCCCATGGATATGTTAGTTCATTTGATCGAATCCACACACCATTATATGATGGTTCGATTTCATACTCCTCAAAGCCAAATTTATTAAAAATTTCATTAATAAAACCAGGAATATTTCCAGACCCATCAGTTGCAATATAACCAACAAAATCATCACCTAGATTAAATAAATCATATTCAGAATTTTCTGATAAGATATTATCTGTTGAAAAATCAATTTTAATTGCATTAAAATATTCAAACTGATTCATACTGACATTTGTGCCAGTATTTGTTATCTGTTGAATAGAAAATATTTTAAACTCAATTGTTTTAGTTGTTGAATATGTTATGTCTGAAAATAATTCTACAATAAGTTTTTCTGTTCCAGTAAGACTTAAATCACCAGACCAATCGAAAGCATCTTTTATAATCAGATGACCACCAACTGTGATGGAATTTATATCTTGAATGATTTTAAATTCTTCCAGTGGATTTGCTACAACACCTTTCCATGGATGAACATCAAAAGTAATATCATTTTTTACTATTTGAATTTTTCGTACTATAGATGCTAAATTAGTTAGAGCCATTATACATTTACCGTTATTGATATAGATTTATTATTTGAATTAATAAGTGAAATTATTTCATTTATTACAGTTGGAGCATATTTTGGATTTAGCAATTTTATTGATCTAAATTTTTCATTATCCAAAATAGCTTTTGTTTCAAGTGTTCTTATAGTAGAAATATTATCATCAGAAACAGATGTCATATACTTGAACAATGAAGTATTTGTTATTGTATCTGTATCTGTCAAATCATTTGTTGTATATGTTCCTAATGCTGTTGATTTTGAATCATTTGTACTGTTTATTACATATGGAGAAACAAAATTAGAATTTAAATCTAAGAATTCAACTGGTGCATCTTTTTGATCTTTTATAGATTTGATTGTTGCCCATGTTTTTGTTTTACTTGGTCCATCTTCAGATGCAATATAAGAATGTGGTAATTCATTTGAATTTGAATCATAAAATCCAACTATATCGTTAGATTCTAGATTTCCATATATTTCATTTACTACAGCATATCTAAATGTTTTATTGTATTCATTTATAACTGCATAATTTACATTACTAGTATTTTGAATAGCAGTCTGATCACCATTTAATGTAACTCCAGCTATTATATTTCCTGATTTTAAATCTGGCATATATTCACTAAAGAAAAAAACTTTTCCTGGATATTTTGTTTCAATGAATGATGTTAAATAATTTTCAGATATTGGAAACTCTAAATTACTTACAATATTATTTGGTAATAAAACTAACCACCATAATGTAGAATCTTTATAAAAATTTCTTGCTATATTTTCAGGCGTATCATCATCCTGCACATAATATGTGAAAAATGCTGATGTATTTTCCAGAGTGCTTTGTTTGAAGCTTACTCTTCTAAAAATATCAACAAGAGAATATTCAGTATTATTAAATGTATATGTTAATAATGGAAATTTTTCTAGGTACATTAGACTGAGTTCTTAGAAATTATGGTAATACCATCCTCAAGACGATAAACTGGATCTACTTCTGTAAATGATAATGAAAAGCTAGTTAATAATGGTTTTGGCATATTTTCGCTATCTTCTATTGAATATGGACTTCCACCAGCGGCTGTATTTACACTGACAGATTTTAAAACACATAGCTGAGTTTGACCTAGCCAAGATGGATCTATTTTACCACTTAATCCCATGCCAACACCAAATTTCCATAATGGGGGAGAATATCCTTTATCAATTTTGATTAAACTTCCAACTGCTCCTACACCAGCACCAATAGCAATACCAACTGGACCAGCTATAGCTCCAATCGCTGCACCACTACCAGCAGAAGCAGCAACAGAACCAGTAGATTCTGCGGAAGATGCTTTGAGTGTAGGTAGTGCTAGAGCATGAAATGTATTAGCAATAAGTGCTACTTCTCTCGATTCTTCTGTAGTTGTAGCTAAAAGTGTAAAACTTAAATTAAATGATCGTTTTTCTGCATTTGAAAAAAGAGTTTGTGTATTATCAATATCTCTTCTACCCTCTGTTTGAGTGGCAACTGCCTTTCCTATACCAAGTCCTTCAGTTATTAATTCAAGAGCACCTATGCCTATTGATTTAATTGAAGTAAGAGTAGTTGTATCATCAGTATATTTTACACTAGTCGAACTTACTAATTGTTTTGGTACTGGAACGAATATAGTGGCTATTTTTTCATCCATACCAGAATATAAATCATTAGGGTTTATTAAACCATAACCACTAGAAGTAACAGTATCTAGCCAACGTCTACAACAAAGCTTGAGAAACATAGTTTTATTTCTCTGCTCTTCGTTAGAATTCACCAACCTACTGGTAGGATAAACCATGGCTGAACTAAATTTTAATGGATCTGATGTTGCCATACTAAATATATATTATGGCATACAGAACTAAATATTTACCCAAAAATAAAAACAAATACAAAGGAAATCACGAAAATATAACGTGTCGTTCTTTGTGGGAAAGAAAGTTTTGTAAATATCTTGATGAAAATAAAAATATCATTGGATGGGCTTCTGAACCATTAAAAATACCATATTTATCACCAGTAGATAACCAAGTTCACTTCTATATACCAGATTTTTTAGTAGAGAAGCAGAATGCAGATGGTTCTATAGACACTCTAATGATTGAAATCAAACCTGAAAAACAAACAAAAATTCCAGAAAAGGGTAAAAAATCTAAAAAAACCATGATTACTGAAACCATGACATATGCCATAAATGTAGAAAAATGGAAGTCTGCTGATAAGTTTTGTAGAGATCATGGAATAAAGTTTAAAATTTTAACAGAAAAGGATTTATTCTAATGCCTTTAACAATAAGCGACTACAAAAATTATATTGAAAGTCGTAAATTTGTTCAGAGTCCTTCAAATTACAGAATGACAATTTCTCCAGGAGAAACTAATTCTGGTTCTTCTCCAACTATGGTTTTATATCCAGATAGTGTGTTATTACCTGGAAGAAATTTTATTAACACTCCATTTGCATATTATGGTCCAGAATTTACACTACCTCTGAGAAGAGAATATAATGAATTATCTGTAAATTTTATTGTTTACCAAGATTGGATTGAACGTGGATATATTGAAACCTGGATGGATGCAGTTATGCCATATACTAAAGTAAATTCTGGTGTTCAATCTTCAGATATATTCCCAAAAGATTTAATAAAACGACTAAGAACGATTCAACTTGAATTTTATTCAAGAGAAAAAATAAAAGAAAATGTTTTATGCGCATTTACATTTTTTGATGCATATCCATTATTAATAACTCCAACTTCATTTAGTGCTGATAATTCTGGTTATACAATTTTTACTGTTAATTTTAGTTATCGTTATTATAAAATAAATGATATAACACCAGCGACAACACATCAAAATAGGGACATGTAATTATGATTCAAAAAACATTGATCGACAGCTTACCACGTTTTTCTTTTAAAAGACCAACTACAAATAAATTAGTTTATTTTAGACCAATATTAGTAAAGGAAGAAAAGAAACTACTTATGTGCCAAGAACTTGGCACAAGAAATGATATTATTTCTGGAATAACAGAAGTATTAAGTTCATGTTATTATGATATTAATATTGAAACATTACCTACATACGAATTTGATTATTTTTATGTACAACTAAGATCAAAATCTATAGGTGAAATAATTGATGCTAAATTTATATGTCCAGAAACTAATGAAAAAATAAATTTAAATCTAAATTTAAATGATATTAAAATTACAGGTCTTGAAAAATATTCGAATAGAGTAAAAATATCTGATGATTTAATTTTTGAATTCAAACCACCTTCATATAGTGATATAGAAGATTTTGAAAAGAAAGACTTTTCTTATGATGATATGATTAAATTAACTGCTAGATGTTTAACAAATATTCATAAAAAAGATGAATCAATTGATGCAAATAGTTATACTGAAGAAGATAAAATCAACAGTATTATGTTATTGACACAGAAGCAATTTGGTAAAATTATAGATTATTTTGATAATCTACCAAAATATGAGTATGAAATTGCTTATACGACTTCAGATAATATAGAAAGAAAAATTGTTTTATCGGGTATTGACGATTTTTTCACATTAGCCTCAGTCATATAAGTCTAATGTCATATTTTGACTTAAATTTCCAAATGATGCAACATCACAAATATTCATTAAATGAAATTGAATATATGATGCCATGGGAAAGAGACATATATGTTGAACAACTGAGGCAATACATAGAAAATGAAAATTTAAAAACATTACAAGAAACAGCAAATAAGAAATCTAAAGGTGCAAGATGAAAAATAAAAAAATAGAATTCGAAAAACTAAAAAATAAACTTAAAAAATTATTTTTTAAAAGACTAATACAAGTCGAAAGTTTTAATAATTCTATTAATTTAATTAAAAATGTTCCATCAGAAGAAAATAATGAAAAAACATTTGATAAAGTAGTTGCTAATACTAAAGATAAATCTTTTATTGTTGTAAAAAATATAAAAAATGAAAATTTTGAACCAAAAAATATAGAAAAAATCAATAATATTATAACTTATTCATCAATTTCTAGCAAATCTGATAAAAAACAACCACTTAAATTAGAATATGATAAGAAAAACGCAAAAAATATTGGTTATAATCAAAAAAATATAGAAAAACATCAATTAGATAAAATTTCTCTAGAACCAAATAAATCAGAAAGCTCAAGTTCAAAATTTATTTTAAATAAAAATATCAATAACTCAAAAAATACAAATAAAACTTTTGAGTTATTCAAAAATTATAATATAAAATTAATTACAAAACCTGAACAAATTAAAAATTTAAATATACAAAATATTTACAATCAAGAATTTGAAATTGATGAGAAAAAAATAACAATTCCTTCTAAAGAACAACTTAAAAAATTACAAAAAAACGTAAAATTAAATAAAGCCGATCTTAAAAAAGGAAATAATGTACAATTAAATAAAACAGTTATTGAAAAAGGTAATAATATACAATTAAATAAAACCGTTATTGAAAAAAGTAATAATGTAAAATTAAACAAAAATAAAATTGAATCTCAAAGATCAAATATTCAAAAGATTGAAAATCATACATCGTATGTGAATAAAAATAACTTAATTTCAAATAAACAAATTCAAAATAAAAATTATGTAATAAATTTTTCTAGATTTAATCCAACTAATATAGAAAAAAATAAAATAATATA